GCTGTCTGGGATACGGAAGCAGCAGTAGATAAGCAATCTGCAGAGGGTGTTGGTATTGATCCAAAACGCTTAAAATACTATCCAGTAGAAACAGTAGAAGACTGTCGTAACCAAATCGCTACATTCTTAGATAAGATTATTGCAGCTAATGACCCTAACTTAAAGGTTATTATAGCTATTGATAGTCTTGGTAATTTAGCAAGCGCTAAAGAGCTTCGTGACGTTACAGAAGGTAAGGACGCAGCAGATATGGGTACAAAAGCTAAAGCAATGAAGTCTATGATGCGCGCTTTAACCTTTAAAGCAGCTAAGGCTCGTGTGCCTATTCTTTTTACTAATCACATTTATGATAACCCAACTTCACTCTATCCTGAATTGGTTAAAAAACAGTCCGGTGGTTCTGGCCCTATTTATCTTGCTTCTCTGCTCGTACAGCTTGCGACTAGAAACGAAAAAATCGACAAGAACGAAGGAGAAGAATCAATCGCGGTAGCTCATAACGTAAGCGGTGTTACATTGTCAGCAATGACAGTTAAGAACCGCTTTGTACCTGCTTTCTTGAAGGCAGAACTATACAATAACTTCCGTACTGGTTTAAGTCGCTATGCTGGCTTAGCTGATATGGCAGTAGCGTTTGGAGTTATTCAACAAACCGGTTCTACGTTTCAGTTTAATGGAGAGAAGATCGGTTATAGAAAAACTTGGGAAAACGATACCGAGTTTTGGGATAAGAAAGTACTACCGGTACTCGAACAGACTCTTAAAGAGAAAGTCGGGTACGGGTCAAGTAACTCAGTTCTAGACGAGGCTGAAAAGCTTACAAAAGAATAAAAAGAAAAGCTAAGGGCAACCTTAGCTTTTTTTAATTTATAATATATAATGTACGAATGAAGAAAAACTCTCTTCAAGTTAATAGCGATTTTTTTGAGAACATTGTAGCATGTCAATGTTTGACTAATGCTTACTATACTTCTTTAGTATTAGATTATTTAGCACCAGAGAACTTTAAAAACCCTGGTAACAGACTCGTTGTAGGTATTATTAAAGATTTTTACACTAAACGTAAAGTTTTACCTACTATTACTGAGATTAAAACGTATCTCAGTAAAGAAGAAGATCTAAAACTATTCAAAGATACGGTAACAACATATAAACAATACGATACAGCTCTTAATATGGATGAGCTTATTGCTAATACAGAGCAGTTCTTTAAGGAGAAGGCTGTATACAATACTGTATTGAAGATAGTAGATGACGTATCTAAGGAAAAAGCTGATTACCCTAAGTTCTTATCAATGTTTGAAAAGGCTTGTAATATAGCCTTAACAAGTGATATCGGTTTAGATTTTTTCGGTGAATACGAAAAGATCATTAATGAACTTGGTACAAAGAATGAAGTAATACCAACAGGTTGGGAGTTTATTGACGATAAAATCGGTGGCGGTTTAGCTAAAAACGGTAGAGCACTTTATTTGTTCTTAGGACCAACTAATGTAGGTAAGTCTATCTTTTTAGGTAACGTAGCCTCTAATATGGCTGCAAAAGGTTTAACAACAGTCCTTATATCTTTAGAAATGCCTGAAATGATGTATGCTAAACGTATTAGTAGCCATCTTTCTAAAATCCCTATTAACGAGATACAAGGTCAAATAGGTGCATTAGATTCATACTTTAAAGGCGTTACTGAAACACATAAACGCAAACTTATTATTAAGGAATTCCCACCGAAATCCATTACCGTAGCAGGTATTAAGGCCTATCTTGAGTCTTTAGTAAAGACTGGGATAAAACCGGATATACTCGTGATAGACTATCTTGGACTAATAAAGGCATCACAAGGTGAGAACTCTTACGAGCAAGGTAAGGTGGCTGCAGAAGAACTAAGAGCACTATCATACTTCTTCAATATGCCTGTAGTCAGTGCTATTCAAACTAACCGTGAAGGTATGGAGAAACCAAGCTTAGACACAGTATCTGAATCTTTAGGTGTAGCGTTTACTGCAGACGTGGTTTGGGCTATCTATCAAGAAGAAGGTGATCAAGAGCTCGGAGTTATTAAGCTAGCAGGTGTAAAGAATCGTTTAGGTCCAAAGCATGCTGCTACAGCAATGCGTATTGATTATACCACATTATCTTTGACTGAAGATAAAGGCTATGTTGGCTTAACAGGTAATAAATCCGGCAGTGGTTTAGATGAAGTAATGGACTTGGAAAATAAGCTTGAAAAAATAAGCAAGTAGCTTAAATAGATTATAGTGAGCTTTAACAAGATATACGTTTTTACCGACTTCGATATTGATGGAGTTGCTGCTTTGTTAGCCTTGCATTGGGCACTCGGTGCTGAGCCTGGTCAGATAGCTTTTAAGATCACCACAGTAACCAACTTTCGTAAAGAGTATTTAAACTGGTTAAATGAAAATAACCCAAACGATTTTGATAAGATTTACATCTTAGACTTAGATGTAGCTAAAAATGCTGACTTAGTTGATAGAAAAAATATTGTTATTATCGATCACCATTTAACACATGTTAATGCATTAGGGGTTTATAAAAATGCAGAAGTATATGTAAGTGAAACTTCTTCATGTGCTAAAAAAGCTTATAACCACTTTAAGACATTAGGTAAGTTGACTAAACTGACCCAGCAACAAAAATATTTTATTGCCCTTGCTGATGATTATGATTGTTACCAGTTTAAGTTACCTGAAACATATGAACTGAACTGCCTTTACACGAACACGCAAAAGACGTCTACAAAACAGCGTGCTGAAATATTTTTAGAAAAATACTACAATGGCTTCTATCCTTTTACTACACAGGAGAAAGCTATTATAAAAGAGTATGTAGACCGTAAAAACAAAGCTATAGCTTCTCTTGAAATATATCAAGGAACGGTGTCTATAGGTGGTGCTAAGCGTACAATATACGGCACTCACGGTACAAAGTTTGTTAACGAGATTTGCGATTACATGATAAACACCCACCCAGCTGATATTGTATTCTTTGTCAACTCAAACAACTCACATGTATCATTTCGCAAAAACAAGTCATGTGATGTAGACTTATCAAAGTTAGCTGCTAAAATCTGCGAAGGAGGCGGACATGAATATGCAGCGGGTGGAAAAGTAACGGAAACGTTTTTAAATTTCACCAAACTACTCACGCCACTAACATAATATGTCTGGCATAGTAGGTGCACTACAAGAAGCTGTCATAGAAACTCCTATTAGCCAACTGGCTAGAGATGAGCTTGAGATTGAACTTATTAAGTTTGGTTCATTTTGTTCTATTATTCACAATAAAAAACTTAACAATGTGACTATATTTTCATTAATAGTCAAAAATAAATTGTACCGTAAAATCTTCATGGAACTAACTGATACTGATAGCGAAAGAGAGGCAATATTACTATTTTTAAAGTACAATAGTAACCTTTGCCGTAGCAAAGTTGTTAGAGAGATACTACAATATAGCTCTTAATGAGCGTAGAACAAGTTTACAACACATATTTAAGTGTATCTAGAGGTCATCAAAACAAGCCTTGGAAAGCACGTAAAGACTTTGAAGGGTTTGATAAAACCCCAGATGGTATACTTTGCGTTCGTTTGGATATGTTTTTTAAACGATTCCCTCAAATAAACATTAAAGACTTTTTATTAGCACCCTATGTCATCTACAAAGACGAAGAACACTTCCCGCTCAACTTCTACCTCACGCAAAAAGCCATTGCCTGTTACTCTCTCTTACAAAGTCAGAGGGCCGAAGAACTACCCGACACTGATGGCCACATTAAACATATTCTTGAATCCTTAAAGTATCTGGCTACTACTTGTATTAATGAACAAATAACTCTAGAACAGTACTGTAATCAAAAAGCTGGTTATACATGGAGAAGTCTAGAAGATTATAGAAACAAACATATCAATTTATATGTTTTACTATCTCTTTCAAACTTTGAATACATATTCAATAGCATGCAAGCCCAAGATAAAGAAATCTATTTAAAGACGGTTGCAACAGATATTGTTAAGTTTAAAATGCGATTGAATAACTCATCCAGAGCTAAGAAAATTATAATGGAAGGATTAAAGAGAATAAACAAACTTTTACTTGATAAAAAATAAAACCATACTAATATACCATATCATTCAATATGAAACCTTATAACTCAAATATGTTCGAAAGCATTAAAAATGCTCTAGACAAAGCTAAAACTAAAGCGGGCGACGGCGCAGCATATCGTAACTTATTACAACTTGAACCAGGTGAAAAGCCTTATGTAGTACGTTTATTACCTAATATTAAGAACCCAGAAGAAACTATTCTTCATTACTTCCATCATGGTTGGAATAGCATTAGTACTGGCAAATATGCTAGTATTACTTCTCCTACCACTTGGGGCGATCGTTGCCCTGTAAGCGAGCTATACTTTAAAGTATTACGCGATGGTACGAACGAAGAAAAAGAACGTGCTAAAGCTAACCTACGTCGTAAAGAAAACTGGTTAGTAAACGTTTATGTTGTTAATGATCCTAAGAAACCAGAAAATAACGGTACTATTAAAGTATTACGTTATGGTAAGCAGTTAGATAAGATTATTCAATCTGCTATCAATGGTGATGATTCAGAAGAGTTCGGTGCTAAGATCTTTGACTTAAGTGAAGCAGGCTGCAACTTACGTATTAAAGTAGAGTTAGTATCTGATAAGCCAGGTGCACCTAAGTACCCAACTTATACAGCTTCTAAGTTCTTAAATGCATCTGCTATCGAAGGTTTAGATGATAGCAAGGTAGAAGAGATCTTAAATAGCGTTTACGACTTAAATACATTTATAGATCGTAAGTCTAGTGAAGAGATTAAGGCGTTTATCGACGAACACTATTATGGTAATGCTGAAGCAGCTCCTGTTGCAGCACCTGTAGTAGAAGAGGAAGAAGATGTTCCTTATGATACTCCAGCACCTAAAGCTACAGTAAAACCTGCAGCTAAAGTAGAAGCTACAACTTCTAACGACGATAAAGTATTAGATATCTTAAACGGGTTAGATAACCTATAATGGCCAATCAACCACAACCACAGCAAAACAGGCCTCTGAACGAAGCAGAGCTTCAGAGGCTTGCTGTATCTACTAGTCAAGTAGGTAGCCAAGAAATCATGATGGCTGCAATGTTCGCAAAGCAGCTACAAGGTGATATCAATGGTATTAAGAAACAAGCTGCAGAAGTAGGTGGTGGTCTTAAAGTGTCGGATGTAGATATGAGTAAGGTTATGCCTTCTCATATCTTACCGGCTATGGGTATCAAGCAACCTCAACAACAGAGACTGGTTCAACAACCTGCACCTCAACCGATAGTGCAGCCTGATTTTCAGTTTATTGCACCACCAGTACAACAAATACAGGAAACTAACCTTCCACCTTCTGATCCTAATCAGTTAGAGTTTGATTTAAACAAACAAACTCGGTACGAAGATATTATAAATGCTATTGATAAATTAGAGAATAAGGTTAACATATTAACCGATAAAGTAAACCAGTTAATTGACTCTAATAATAAAAAAAAACCGAAGATAACAAATGGAACTTAAGCTCGTTAAGAAAGATTTTGCCGATAACTTTTTAAGTGTTATAGGTAAAGCTATAGATATTGTGTCTATTAAGCTCAACAAGGATGGCTTGTACGCTGTCTGTAATAAGCCTGATACAAGTATTATTCTATTAGCAAAGTATAATAAGTCTTTTAATGTAGATCAAGAGATTACTCTTAACATTGGTGATGTAAAAAAGCTATTAAGAGTTATTGATTGTATAGATGAAGATGAGCTAGTGTTTACTATTGAATCTAATCATCTTTATTATAAAACTGATAAGTTACAGTTTAAGTATCACTTTTTAGACGATTCAGTAGTACCTAAAGTTACGTTAAAGAGAGAGAAAATTGAAGCTCTTACTAATGATACGTACTTTGATATTAATACAAAGAAACTACAGGAAATATTAAAAGCTAGTTCATTTACCACAGATACCAATAAGATTTACTTGTATGGTCAATCTGATGGGGTATATTGTGAGTTAGGAGATAAAGAAAAAGCCAATACAGATAACATCAGTCTTAAAGTTACTGATAAAGTAGAAGGTCAACCGTTTAATCAGGTTATACCTTTTAATCTCGATATATTTCGTATACTAACTGGTGTTAAGTTTGAAACTGCACGCGTTGGTATTAACTTAAAGTTTAAAGTAATGTCGTTCTACGTTAAGCCTACTGACGAAACCGACTTTACATTTGTAATATCAGGTTTAGTTAAATAATGGCTAATAAGATAACAACACAAAGTTATTTCATCAAAAGACTTAAAGACTCAGGTTATATGGTCTATAAGATCTTTGATCAATATGGTGAAGCAGATCCACGTTCCTGGACAGTTATGATTGATCCGGGTAATGCATCAGTGTTTTGTACCTGTTATGTCAATCACAAGGAACTTTTTAATGAAACCTTCTTCGAGTTATATGACGGAGGTCAATATATTCCTGAGCGATTTAAGTTGAAAACTGACTCGATCGAGGTTATAATAAGCTATTTAGTAAAATATGGAATCAATAACAAATCAGAGTTATACAACGGGCGAAAAGTTTAAGTCCGTAAAATCATTTAATATGGCAACAACATCAAGAGTTAAACACCCACCTCTTCCTACTGCGAATAGTAATATACCTCGTACCGAAGAAGAAAAGACAGAAATTATCCTTAACGCTACCAAAGCTTATGAAGGCTTCTTAGATGCTTTACAGATTGACTGGCGTAATGATCCTAATAGTGAAGGTACACCAAAGCGTGTAGCTAAGGCTTATGTATGTGATCTTATTAAAGGTTGCTACGATCAACCGCCTAAGATTACTTCATTCCCTTCAGATGGTTATGACGGTATTGTAAGTCAGTGTAATATACCTTTAGTATCAATGTGTAGCCATCACCATTTAGCTTTTACTGGTGTAGCACACGTTGCATATATCCCAAGTAAAGACGGACGGGTTATTGGTCTATCAAAGCTAAATCGTATTGTAGAGCATTATGCTCGTCGACCACAAGTACAGGAAGCTTTAACAGTTCAAATCCATAAAGCTATTGACGAAATATGTGAAAAGAACCAAGGTGTTGCAGTAGTAGTAAAATGCTCTCATACTTGTGCTTGTCATAGAGGTGTAAAGCATCACGGTGCAGTAATGATTACTTCTAAACTATCTAAGGATTTCATGAACGAGCCTGAGACTAGAAAAGAGTTCTACGACTTTATTGCTTCCGCCGAAAGAAACACTAAATAATATTAATGGCCGCAAAAAAACCAACGAAGGGTAATAAAAAGGCTCAGAACAAAAAACAGCCAAGCGCTACTGAGCCTACTCCTTCTATTGCTCCTGAAAAAGCTAATGAATCAAAGATAACTCCTACTGAGCAAGCTAGTATCAACCAAATGATACAACTTGCAAAGTTAGAGTACATGAAGTCATTAAAGAACGCCATTGTAAACGAAAAGCGTAAAGAAATAGACTCTTTAGATATGCAAATTAAAGAGTTTCTAGGCCCTTACATGCTTATTGGTTACGATTTAAACAATCAGCCAGTTGAGATTGTTTCTGCTTCAGACCCTGCTTCGCATGATGCTTTATTAGAGCGGTTTCGCCGTGTAATGTTTAAGATCAATAACAATATTGTTCAAACCAACGGTAACGACCCATATGGATTTAAAGACCAGCCTCAAAACGACTCTGAAGAGGATTAAAGATTATTTTTATCCTCCAGAGAGAAGCATATACGTCGTAAAAGAAGGTACATTTAAAGGGGAATGGTTAGTACCAGTGTCTTATACACCTGGTCATACTGTTTTCTTTTCTTTACCAGACAAACACGTAAGAACGGTACCTAATACGGAAGTTGCTTCAGGCTTACAAAATAAAATACTAGAAATAGTTGACGTTTTACCAAAAGGCGTTTACAATACCTGCTTAGAAGAATATAAACTCAAATTAAAACAAGATGACAACACTCCTGATAGACGGCAACAATACTCTTCACCGGGCGTACTGGGTGGCAAACAACATAGGAAAGCCTCTAGTAAACTCAAAAGGGATTAATACCGGGAGTATTTTTGCCTTTCTTAAGACAATTAAGTCTAATGCTGACCAGTTTAATGCAGATAAAATTTATATTGCTTGGGATAAGAAGTTAGGTAATAAAGAGAACTTCCGTAAAACCTTAACAGAGGGTACATATAAAGGTAATAGAAATCAGGAACGTAATAAAGCTGTGTATGGAGAGGCAGATGCTATTGTTGAAGTAACAACTGCACTCGGAATAAAAAACATATTTCCAGGTAATCTCGAAGCAGACGATGTTATTAGTTGGTTGAGTAAAGAGATACTTGGTAAAAAGATTATTGTTAGTGTAGATAACGACTTTGCACAACTGGTTAATGCGGATACTTCTTTCTATAACCCAGTTAAAAAGCTTCTTGTAGATGTCAATAACTTTGTAGAACATTATGGGTTAACTCCGGAAGAATTCGTTATTTATAAATGTATAGCTGGTGATAAATCCGATAATGTACAGGGTATTGAAGGGGTAGGTAAGATTAGAGGTCAAAAACTAGCTAAACAATGGGTAGCTAAAGACCCCAAAGCATTAGAACTATGTAATGAAGCTATTACTACCAATAGACCTTTAGTAGACTTAGCGCATGGTTTAGCAGTGCATCCTGAAGAAGTGAGCTTGTATATCGAACAGTTAAACACTCTATCTGCATCTAATACGGATTTTAATGACTTTGTAGAAAAGTGTAAAGAGTTAGAGTTTAACAGTGTTTTAGATAAGATAAATGATTGGAAGAAAACATTTAATAAACAAGCAAACAACCAAGCTTTAGTTGATTTCTGTAAGCTATTTGGATAAGTATTCGTCTATGAACGAACAAGTATTTATGCGTCCAGAAAGCTGCCATATTTGCGGCCATGGACCAGTACACCCTAGAGCTGTAAGAGTTAACAAAGGCAATCAAATCGTTAACGAAGCTCATTGGATTTGCCCAAAATGTAGCGGTAGATTCAAGATTGGAGTAGTAAGTATTGAGAACCGTGAGCAAAAGAAAAACAGATAAAATCTTAAGTGAAGCAAGTTACGAATCCGGTAACACATATACCGGCGCTCTACCTTCTACTTCAACTCCGGAGACAAAAGATAGCTACGTAACTAATGATAGCCCTCCTACATTAGAAAAACTAGCTAATCTCAAGAACAACGGTCAAGGCGGTCCTAACCCAGAAGCCTTACCCTACCCTTTACAAGATTCAGTAGTACAACTAGCTAATCTATATCTACAAACATTAGATTTAAAGAACAAAGCTGCTACAGCAGCAAACTTACCTTTATTTAAAGGTAAAGAAAAAGACTTAAAGAAGTTTAGAGCAAAGTTGGCAGGCATTATGATAGCATACAAAGAACTTGCTGCACAATTAAACTCCTTTACTCTTGCACCTAAGTGAATAAGTTACTCTAATACGAGTAACATATGAAACAAATATTAATAACCCTGTTGGGTTCTGTATTGAAGGCGGCTGCAGTAAGTGCTGTTTTCGCAACTATTGCACATTTTACAAAGCAATCTACCGCAGTATGGTTTTGGGCGACTTTTGTTGCTCAGTTTATTCTATTCTATCTTTATGGTGCTTATTTAGAATATAAAGCTACTAAAGATATAACTGAGAAAAACCTCAAAGAGCTTGAAATACTCTCTAAAATCACTTTTAATGTACCTTGTGCTGCTTGTAAACAAACAAATGAAGTTGTGATAAACGCTAAAGAAGATACATATTTCGATTGTGTTCATTGTCAGGCAAAGAATGCAGTATACGTTAACGTAGAAGCTGCTTTAGTAACACAACCACTTTCAAATAAGAGCTAATAATATTTTATGGAAGATTATACTTTAGAAGAAGTAACTCAAACCGGTCCTCGCCAGATCACTACATATGAACTTGCCCGTTGGGCTGCTTTAATCGAGGCTGTTGATCTCATTGCTGAAAAGTGTGAAGACAGAAGCATCGATTTTTACAGTCCAGAAGGTATGAAATATATCAAACCTTTAGATATACAAGATTATGTAGATAACCGTACAGATACATTAGTAATGAAAATTCAAACCGCTCGTGGTATTGAAAAAAATCTTATTAATATTAAAAATCTTCAGATCGAAAACAAACTACGTCGTCTTGAAATAAAAGAATAATATGAACGAAAAAACTATTATAATGGACGCATCTGTTGTGCGTATGAATGCAAAAATGGTTCTTGAAGAAGGTCTTTTTTTTGCAGGCTTTAAAGATAATACTGACACATGGTGTAGGTCTTTTGAGGATGCTGCACCTCAGCCAAGTGTAAATGAAGCTATAAATGTAGCTAGATCTTTTAAACTTGATAAGCTACCGAGAATCTTTACATACGACAAACAGGGCAACTCTATAAGAATAACTGAAATAAAGTATTAACGCACTTGGTATAACCAGCAATATTCTGCAGGACTTATTAAAACATCTGCTTTTATATTTGTAAAAAACTCATCTACAGCTTTTTTTACTCCGGGGTATTTATGTCCGTGTTCTGGATCGCTCGGAAAAAAATAATCATGCCCAGCAATAAACCCGCCTTTTTTTACCTTAGGATACCATGTTAATAAATCGTTTTTTACATTTTCATATTCGTGCCCCGCATCTATAAAAACAAAATCTAAAGACTCATCCGGGTAAAGTTTACCACCTGTTACTGAATCAGTACGCAATGGATTGATAATATGCCTTACTGGTTCCATATGGCGCAAAAATTCTTTGTAAAGTATATTTTTATCTCCAGGTTCGTAGCCTAGATCTTTAAACGTTTCTACGTGTTCTGGACTGCCTTGCCAAGTATCAATAACATCAAATTTTACTCGTTTACCCGAGTTAAACAGTTCAACTGCCATAAAGGATGTTGATTTGCCTAAAAAAGCACCTATTTCAACTACATGACCTCCATCTGGCACATATTGAGCGGCGATTTTGTATAGTTCTGGAAATGTAAACCAACCTGCAATAGTGTGTTGAAAATGCTCCATTTTTAACTACTTACTGGATTGCCCTTGAAGTACAAGTTTTTTTACTAAGTCTATATATGAACGTCTCCGAAACAGTACAGCATATTTGGTGGGCAACTCCAAGATGCGGGAGTAGAGCTTTGAGCGAAGTACTGCAGTATTATGATTTTTTTAACTATAATATTTCAAACACCCTTACTCCTGAATCAGATATACGTAATGTGGCTCACAATCATGGTTATGATGTATCAGAAAAGTATAAAGACTACAAAATAATAATGCAAATACGTAACCCATACTCTCGGGCAGTTTCATTTTGGCATTTATATAACTTTAAACGTAAAAACAATGACGAACTAGTAGTAGAGCGTGATTTTGAAGAATATGTAATAAACTCAAGTATAATGGACAGTTATGAAGAACCAGCTGCAACATACAAACCCTACCTTTTTATTAGGTATGAAAACTTTGCAGAAGATGTTAAAAAAATACCATTTTTAGACTTAAATGATCCTAAAGTTAAGTTTAGTTACGACAACACCATAATAAAAAACAAATACAAATACGAAGGTGTAGATGACCCACGCGGTGACATACGTAGAGATAACATAGACGACCGATTTGCTGATTGGCGCTCGTATTATAGGTTTAATCAAAGACTAGCTGATATAGTGTACGAAAAGTTTAAAGGGCAGTTTGAACCTTTTGGTTATTCAAGAGATAGCTGGAAAAAATGAATCATTGCTGCGAAAAATGTCTAGGTCAAACAGGTAATCATGGTGGTTGCTGTCAGATTGATGATAGAGACTATATTATAGGTCCAGTTTCGGACCCTGTACTGTTTTTACAAAGACTGAAAGAGAAGTATCCTGGTATAAGAATAGAGTGGAAAGATGTGTTTATAGACTATGAAGAGGGATCTAAAATGTTCCCGGAAAGATTTAACTATCAAAACCCGGCTCATTATCCTGCGTTAAGAGTTGATTATAATCATGTTAGAAAACCTTGCATATTTTATAACTCTACTCTAAAATGTTGTAATGTATATGAAATCAGACCGAGTATGTGTAAAAATTTTTATTGTGATTATTTAAAGTCTGTACAATAAAAACATTAAAAAATGTAAATATTAACATGCCTGCTTATTATCCTACTTTATCAGCTGTACAACTCGGTACAAGTTATACCGGTTCACAGTCATTTAATAACTATTTAAATGCACTTAACAACTATGTTACTTTATTAGAAACAAAAGCTGAAGCTGCACCAGTTTATTTAACAAGAGAGTTTTCAGTACCTGCAGGCGTGCCTGTTACAACTATTGCTTGTACAGTAAGAAACCCTTATGAAATATTCTTTACACGTTGGTTATATTCTCAAAAATATAATACTCCGCCATTATTTGCAGACTATGTAAATATGTGGAAAACCGGAGCATGGGCAACTCCACTATCTGCCACTTCTTTAGGTGCACCATGGCATCAAAAAGGTTGCTGGTATATTAATAATTTAAAGACAAACCCAAGCGATACATGGCCAGGGGTTTCTCTTGGTCAGGTAACCGATCAATGCGTGTATGCTAATATACCTTTAAATAATTTAACTGTTGTACATCTTGAATCTTTTGCAACTGATGTTGCTACCTTAACTACAAAAATTGGTTTAGATGTAACCAACGTTAACGTAGCAAGAGCACTTACTCAGCATATTAATAATGATGCTTATAACTTAAATCTCTCTAGTATTAACTGGAAAGGTCAGTATACTCAAGATTTAGCTGATGCAGTTTATAATGCATATACTGCAGATTTTGCTGCATTTGGCTACGATAAAGATAGCTGGAAATCATAATACCGCTGCTTAAATAGTAATAAGCGCGCGGGAGTAGCTCAATGGTAGAGCACCACCTTGCCAAGGTGGATGTTGAGGGTTCGAGTCCCTTTTCCCGCTCCACTAAAAAATGAACTTATTATCTAATGGTTATATCTGGTTGTTACCGGAAAGACATGCTTCTCGAGCTACATTTGACACTTTACAACAAAACGGCTTAAACGTAATAGAGTCTATTGGATACGTACCAGTTTTTAGTAGAGGTTATACACACGAAACTAATATACCGGAAAAGTATTTATCTTCGCAATACCCATTAGTTATTAATGTACGCAACCCATACATACAAGCAGTTTCTTTATGGAGACTTAATCAAACTATAGCGGTACGTCCACACGCTACTGTTCGTAATCCTTTTCCTGATACTAACGATAGAATGCCTTTACTATTTGATGAAATACTAGAAGGAGAAGACGGTACAGGTTTAACTAAGGTGTATTTAAATGAACCCCCTTTATGCAAAACATTTAATGAGTGGGTACATTGTATAAATGAAAAGGACAGTAATAAATTTAATAGAAACTCTAACCCGCATAAGTTACCAAATAAAGAACCTGATTATGTGGTTAAGGTGGAGAACCTTAAAGAAGATCTATTAAAGATACCGGGTATAACTAAAGTTAGTACTGCTAATCCTTGTACAGCACAGTATTTTACTACAGTTATGAAGTATATTATTATTAACTATGCTATTAATGGTAAATTAGATAATGATTATTTTATAAAGTTTATAGAGAGTAATAAAAAAGTAAGTAATGCTCTTTTTAATGCTAAACCTAAAACCTACCCACAGTTACTTTTAAAGAAAACATATAAACAGTTACAAATGTTACCAACTGATAAGCTGCAAACGTTTATTAAAAACTATTTTATTGTACCGGAAGGCTTTGCAGAAAAAACTAAGTTAATAGACTTATATCAGTTGTTTAGTAATGAGTGGAAAAGTTTTTACAATCAAGAACTAGCTGATATAGTTTATGAAGACAGAAAAGAGTGGTTTATAAAATTTGGGTATGATAGAGATAGCTGGAAGTCTTAAATTTTTAAGCTTTCAGGTTTCATAGCACGTATGTAAACCTCACCCCAAACTTCTAGCTCGCCCATAAGAGCTTGAAACTCTTTTTGTGATAACTTATCTAGATCTGCTAATTTTGCGTGTATTTCTTTTGCCATTTTTTTATAATGCGCGTTACATTTATCACAATCTTTATCAGGTGCTTTTTCCATCTTTTCTGCTTCTGCATATGGTTTAGCTTTAGCAGCAAAGTGAATAGCAGTTAAAGTAGCAAACCCACCCTTCTCTTTTGAACTATGAGCAATCTTAGCAGCACCAGCAGCTCTCTTATCCAAAAACTGTACAAGAGATTCTTCTGTAGTAGGATCAGGTTGAACTCGTTTTTCTAAAATTAACTGATATTGTTCCGCTAACAGTTTTAAGTTGCTATTCATTGTAAATATGTTATATTACTTATAGTTCTTTAACATATTTTATACGGGCCTGTACTAGATTCGACTCTGTGACAGACGTATTAGAAGCAAGCAGGATTGTTAAATCCTTTATAAATTAACACAAAAACAACCGGCATTATTCAAAGCCTCAAGAACGCAGTCGCATCAGTAATGGATTCATTCAATACTAGCGAAAGCTTCGCACTCGCAGCTGCTTAAGCTCGATCGGTTATAATATAGATTCTCGCTATATACTATAACCGTCATTCAGCGAGACTGACTATTCAATGGTAGTAGAATAGCAGGAACACTACCAAACAATTTGTATATCAGCATTACGGGTATGCATCTTATTAGTAATGATAAGCTTGTAGAAACTGATAAAAACGGCACAGAACACCCGGGGGCAGTACCCGGCAGGTCCACCACTTTATGCCCTCATAGGATAATGGTTAGTCTACCGCACTTTCACTGCGACTATCCGGGTTCGAATCCCGGTGGGGGTATTATTGTCTGATGGTGTAATGGTAGCACAGATGACTTTGACTCATCTAGTTCTGGTTCGAATCCAGGTCGGACAGCCATCTTTAATCCAAATAGAAATGATAGGTTATTCCTATGACAAATTCCCCTATTATATAAAAAACACAAGTAAGTATTTGTGCTGGTGACTTTATCCAGCATAACAACCAAAGCCCCCGGGCGGCGGTTCTAAACAAAACAACACATATGCAAGTATTAATTATAACAAGTTATCTTGCTGTTGGTGGTCTTGTTAGACTCGCATACGAGGACTATAAGATAGGTAACAGTAAGACAAAGTCAAAGTTCATTGAAAGTGTTAAAAAGTTTTGGGTAGGGTTTAAGAAAGCGTGGAAAGACGCTATCTCAGCCCCACATCAACATCTATTTTAATACTATAAGTTAGAAAAATAACGCCCGGCTTGGAGTAATCTGAGCCGGGTTCCTTTTTTTATTTGCATTATTTTATACGCATATTAATATATATAATAGAGTATGTACTGTAACAATTTCGACATGTCAGTTGCTATATCAAAAAAATCTTTACCTGTACTTGTACCGTATTTTTTTGAAGACAATACAGAAGATGTTATTATATATTTTGTTTCTTCCAATATTTGTAATGAAATGGAACAAGATATGTTCTATAAATACTATAGTAATTTAAACAAAAAAATAAATAAAGTTATATTAGTTGCTTCTTGCGAAGCTGTACACCACTCTTTCTGGTTGCATTTAACATATATTATAACTACTAAATGCGAGATAAAAAAAGATAATATTTTATTTTTAGATTGCGGTTTAGATGAACCCACTATTTACAATCACGGTTATTTACCCTATTTTTTAACGATAGAAGATCAAGGTTTTTCAGCGCAGTATTTGTTTACCAAAAAAACAAAACTTTTTACTGCTTTAGCTAGATCAGTCAGACTTTACAAACTCTTATTTATACAAGAACTACTTAAACGTAATCTTTACAACGATAACAGTATTATTTCTTGCGGAGTTAACGTACAAGATGAAGATAAAAAAATGTATGAAGAGTTAGATAATAGATATAAAGGTATGTTTCCTATACTTGTGGATAGCACTATTGATAACCAAAAAAGTCACCTTATATGGATGAATTTTACTTACAACCATGAGTATTTTTCCGAATGTCTATTAAATGTAGTTATTGAGTCGAGCTATACAAATGATCCCTATATTACTAAAAACGGGGTTATTAAAAGCCTTACCAACCATAGTACTAGATTATTTTTAACTGAAAAAACTACCAAAGCTTTTTTTTGGAAACAAATACCGATATTTTTAGCACCACCGGGTTATGTAAAAAAGATAAGAGATATGGGGTTCGATGTGTTTGATGATGTTATCAATCACAGTTATGATGAAGTACTAGATGGTTATAAAAGAATGGTTTTAGTTACAAACGAAGTAGAGAGGCTTTCTAAGCAAGGTTTACACAGTATACTAGATTCTACTTTAAATTTACATAATAGACTTTTTTATAATCAAAACCATATAAATACCGCTAAAAACAGCGTTAACGTTAAGCTTAACAACATTTTAAGCAATTTTATTAAACAGTAGCAGATATACTAAACTAAAAATATTTGCAAGGAAGTTGCTATTTTTTGTTTATAATATATAAATATAGAGTATGAAGAAACTATTAACATTCCTCGCATTGTCATTAATCGCAATCGTTGTAAATGCTGCTCCAGTT